GGCTGGGGTTCCACCGCGTATCAGATCCCCACCGCACCGCGCGACCCATTTTCCCGTTTAGTACAGGCGAACTACCCACCAAGGGCGTGTTGTCTGTCCCGTTAGGGGCAGGTGACGCGTGCTTGGTGGGGAAAGGTTGTTCGGGTAAGGCTGAGGATGGGCCGAGCTTTTTTTATAAGGGGGCTCTAGTGGTGGCAAGGGATTTCGGGGGCGGCTTCGTCAAATCGCCAACGGTTTCATTAAGAAACACGCATAGCGGAATGATCGGTTCTTTTAAGAAGGTTGACAGGCGGAATTATGGGGTGTTGACTGCTGGGGCGATACGAGGGCGTACTGATGTCGATCCTGCCGATGACGTTTGGGGAGATCAGGAGGGTTGTGGATCTGGTTGGGACGCGGGAGCTGCAGCCACGGGATGCGGCGGTGTTCATCGTTTTGACGAACCACACAGACCCGATGACGTCAAAGGTTCAGATCGGCGCAGAGGAAGTGGGTGAGTTGATTGGGATGCAGACGCCGCATGTAGTTGCGTCAATCAAGCGGTTGGTGACTGGTGGGGTGTTGAAGCGGACGTACAGCGAGAGGACGGGTGTTCATACGCTGCACCTGGCGGACGACAAGGTGAAGCCACGGCAGCGGAGGGCTGTGGTGGAGCGGTGGTTAGCCGAGCGGGAGGCAGCTGGCGAGGACGACTACGACGACGAGCCGTATGAGCCTTGAGCTAAGCTCGTGCGAGCTCTTGTGAAGCAACCCGCTAGCCGCTTTGGTCGTGGTCGGTGGTGAGCGTTGCGAGAGCGGTTGGGGTCTGTGTCCTAGGCACAGGCCCCTTCTTATTGGCAAGATGGAGAGACCAGCCAATACAAGGGGCGATGTACATCTGTAACCACACCCGTCTTGCCCTTGGGTTGGAGGGGACCCCTGACCCGTCGTTAGCGGTGATTCAAGCAGCGGTGACGAAGACGGGGTATGCGGGGTATGTATCGATGGAGTACACGGCCCCTGCACCACCGAAGGGTGGACCTGGTCCTAGCGGTAGTCCTGGTGGGACTGATCCTGTGAAGGCAGCACGGCGTTGAAGGAGCTGGAACTGGAGCAGTTGTCAGATGGATGTGTACGGGTCTGTCTTGGGGAAGGACGGACCCGTGTCTGTGCAACGGTCAGTTCAATGCACCTGGTTGAGGACAAGAGGAAGCAGCTGGAAAGGGCAGGACGAGACAGAGGTGACGCTGTCTCTTTGCCTTGAGTTCCAGGCCCCTGGAGATCGGTGTAGGAGGCGGTAGAGAAGGCCCTTGCACCGGGGGTGGATGACTGGGTCCTGATGGGCAATAACCCATCCATGCCTCAAGGGGAGGTTTGGAGTACGGCATTGCAACGCCCTGTAAATGCCTGTGTCATAACCCGTTACACAGGAATGGTCTAGGGGGTGGATGCAGTACGGGGGCGTAGCATTGGGGTGTCCCAGCGGGTTGCAGCCCCTGAGACGTGACCAACTCACCCTTGATGAGCTGATGGAGCAATTATCCCTGCTGGGCGCTGGTGTGCGCCTGTGCCAGCACTGCGGCCAGTTGATTGCAGCGTCAAAGCGGAAAGACGCGATCTACTGCGGCCCTAAATGCACCAAATCGGCTAGCCAAAAAAGACTACGGGCTTCGGTCACAGCCGAAAAAAAGCGCAAGCGGCAAGATCGCTGGAACCTGGTCCGCAAAATGAAGAGAGCAGGAACCTACGTCTCAAGGCCGCTCAAGTACAGCTGCGAGCTGGACATGCGACTTCAGAAACGGTTTGGCATTTCTCTACGCGAATGGGAAGCCCAGCACGCCAGGCAGGGCGGCTGTTGTGCGATCTGCGAGAAGGCGGTCGAGAGCCGACCATCTCATCGCACGCACACCGATCACTGCCATGCGACCGGCCAGTTCAGGGGGATCCTTTGCCATCAATGCAATACAGCCCTGGGGGACTTCCAGGATGACCCAGAATTGCTAGAGAAAGCCGCGAGCTACCTGCGTGAAGCAACTCTGGGAACCCCTGCCCGAGCCGCTTGATCAGTACCCCTACTTTCTGGCCTATTGCTTGAGAGAGTTAGGCTTAGCGGAATATCCGACAACTCAGCAAATTGCAGTTGCTGATTGGATGGCAAATGGCCCCAATCGGCAACTGACCATTGCATTTCGTGGCCTAGGCAAGAGCTTGCTGGCAAGCCTGTACGCCTTGTTTCGGCTTAGGCAGGATCCGCAAGAGAAAGTCCTGGTGGTGTCAGCCACGTCAGTTAAGGCTACGGACTTTTCTAGCTTTGCCTTGAAGTGCATTGGTGAGATCGACATCCTCCAAGTGTTGACGCCTGGCCTAAGCAACCGCTTCAGCTCAACAGCGTTTGACGTGGGGCCAGCGATTGTTGAACAAAGCCCGTCAATGCGATCAATGGGCGTGATGGGCTCTACAACTGGTCAGCGTTGTAGTTGTGCAATACTAGATGATATTGAGACCGCGCAAAACATTATTACCCAGCTAAAACAGGAAAGAGTTGCACACGCAGTCACGGAAATTGAGTCAATTCTCAAGCCTGACGAGGGGCAAATGTTCCCTCGCAAGATCATGTATTTGGGGACGCCCCACACGGAAACCAGTATCTACCTACGGCTGGTTCGTGAGCGCGGCTACGCCAGGCGCTATTTCCCTGCTCTATTTCCCGAGGAGCTGGATTGCTATGAGGACGACCTTGCTCCAAGCATCCTGACCAGGCTCCAGGAAAACCCTGAGATCGCAGGTGAGCCAACGGATCCCGAGCGTTTTAGCCATGAGGACATCCTGCAAAGGCAGGCGTCCATGACTCGGTCAAGTTTCCTTCTTCAGTTTCAACTGAACTGCAGACTTGCCACGCTGGATAAATACCCAATCCGACTGGGCGATCTAATCGTTATGGATATAGATGGCACTGCTTTGCCGGAGACGGTGGTGTGGTCCAATCAGCCTGACTGCCGTCTCAATGATCTGGTGTGCGTCGGCATGGGCGCTGATACTCACTACCACCGCCCAATCTTCCAGAATGGCTGGGTGAGCAGGTCGGAGACGTGGCGCTGTGTACTCGCTATTGACCCTGCAGGAAGAGGTAGCGACGAGCTAAGTTGGGCCATAGTTGCTGAATTAAACGGCAACTTGTTCTTGCTTGAGTCAGGTGGATCAACGCTTGGCTATGCAGATGAAGTGCTGCAGCACCTGGCCAAGACGGCGAAGAAATGGGAAGTGAACTATGTGATTGCAGAAAATAATATGGGAGACGGCATGTTTACTGCGCTTCTGAAGCCTCACATGCTTCGTGAGCACCCAGTCACCATTGAAGAGGTCCGCCACAGCCAGCGAAAGGAGGTCCGTCTATGCGACACGCTTGGTCCCTTGATCCAGCAGCATCGCCTGATAGTGACTAGCCGTGTCGTCAAGCAGGACTACCGGATGCTGGACGAGGATCCAGAGCACGGATTTAGCCGATCGCTGTTCTACCAGCTGTCTCGGCTAACCAACGAAAAGGGCTGCCTGTCTCACGATGACAGAGCCGACTCCTTGGCCATCGCTTGTGCGTTCTTTGTTGAAGCTGCGGCCCAGGACCAGGAACGGGCTAAGGCAGCACGGGATGACCAGCTTCAGCGTGAAGCGTATGAAGCGTGGATGGATGAGACGGGTGCTGCTGTTGATGCCTTGGCCTTGGGATGGCGTCCGAAGGCCACAGGCAAGACGTATGGGGGCGTTACACGGCCTCGGGTGGGCGCTTGAGTTCCACCACCTTGTCTGACATGCCGCTGAAATCGAGCTTCCCAGCGAGCTGACGAAGGGTGGAACCTTCTGCTGCCGTAGCGGTCACGTTGGAGTTCTTGAGCAAGGCCATTGCCTCGGCCCTGGCCTTGCGGTCCCCGTTCTTCAGGTCATCGAGCACCTGATGAACAAGCTCCTCGTGCATGTCGGCAAGGAGGGCTTGAAGATCGGCTGCCATGGGATTCGCTTGTACGTCCCTCCAGTGTGGCTCTGATTGGGCCGACAGGGCCGTAATCGGTAGGCTGAGACGGTTACACCCCCGTAGAAGTGGGCTATTTCCCGCCGATTGACGAGAGGCTCATAGCCGCATTAGCTGCTGAGTTTCCTGACCAGGCGCCTGATCTGTCTTGGCCAGATCGGGAGGTGATGTTCAAGGCTGGCCAGGTTTCGGTCATTCGTTGGTTGGCAGCCAAGTACGAAGACCAGCAAGAGAACGGTCTTGCGATTGATCTGGAGGGCTTCTGATGGGAACGATGAAGGCGGTCATCACTGACCCGCTGAAAGCCACGCCCAAGTACAAGGCTGCACGTCAGGTCGTCAGCAAGGTCAAGGACAACAAGAAGCAGATCATTGCCAACCAAGGCAGACCTGCTTACAAGGCAAAGCTGAGGACAGCGCGGCAGAACGCGCAGAGCATCAAGAACAAGTACAAGGATCGTCGAGCCAACGTCGTTGAGTTCGACACCGACTACATGTGGGACAAGGTCAAAGAGATCCTTGGTGGTCTCGATGACCTGTTTGATCCGCTGCATGCGTCTAATGCTGGGCTGAATGACACGCTGACTGCCACGAATCAGATGGCAGAGATGGCTGCCAACAACCAGCAGCTGTTGCAGCAAGACGCCATGCGGATGTCTTTGCTGTTGGGTGCGCCGTTGCCAGAGAAGGCGGCGCAGTCCGTGGTGATTGGTGATAACAGGTTCGAGTACAGACCGGAGGATCGCGGTAGGCGATCACTTCGCATTGAGCAACTACCCCCCTCACTCGCTATTTAAGTCATGGCTGGAGCAAAGAAGAAGGTCAACCAAACGGCCAACAAGGCTGCATCAGACGGCAAGATCACACAGAAGGAAGCCGAAAAGGTCCAGCAGCAGGCATTGAGCAGTGGTGCTAACAACGCTGCTGTCGCCATTGCTCGTGCCGCAGCGAATAACCAGGCACGCATTGCTGAGTCTGTTCAGCAGTCACTGGGCATTGAGCAGAACAAGAACCTGACCCGTGCCTCCACGACTCAGGCACCGTCTGGTATGGATGCCTATGTGAGCGGGTTTCAGCAGCAGCAAGGGCGAACCGTGAATGGCGGGTCCTACAACACGCAGGTCCCGGTCTACACCTTCCAATCCAAGAGCGGTTCAACGGCCAAGACCACAGCGCCTGCAGCTACAACGCCCGCAGCCGAAACCCAACCGGCTGAGCAGAAGCCGATGAACAATCAGACCGAACAGTGGTCTGATTCCGTAGATAACGGCTTGTCTGAACTTGAGGCCATCCTCAAGACGCAGATGGAAGCCAATGCTGCGCAGACGGAGCTGTACATGGGAATGATGCAGGACATGATGAGCCAGATGACTGCAGCGCAGACGCAGACAGCTCCACAAGGCGCCTATGCGGTCAACACCTACCAGACCCCTGCGACAGGTGCTCAGACCACGCAGGAGATCACCAAGCGTAAGCCTGTAGCCAATGACAGCCTCAGCATCGGCAGTGACATCACGTCAGCTGCTGGTGTTGGTCTCAACCTGGCGATCTGATCATGGCAACTGCTGCACAGCGTTATGAGGCACTGCGGAGTGACCGTGATTACTACCTGGATCGCGGGCGGGAAGCAGCACGTCTGACCCTGCCGTATCTGGTGCCGTCATCCAATGACGGTGAAGTGATCAAAGAAAGCCACACCCTTCCGTGGAATGGCATTGGTGCCAGGGGTGTGTTGAACCTGGCCAGCCGGATGATGCTGGCCCTGTTGCCACCAACGCAGACGTTCTTCCGGTTTGCGTTGAACGAACTGGAGATGGTTCGGCAGGGCATCCCCAAGGAAGCCAAGACCGAATACGAACAGGCGCTGGCGCGGATGGAGCAGGAAGTGCTCCGCTCCATCGAGGCAACCAATGACCGCACCGCCTTCCATGAGGCGCTGCTGTGGTTGATCGTCACCGGCAATGCCCTGCTGTATGTCGGACAGGAAGGCCTGAAGGTGTACCACCTGAATCGGTATGTCTGCCAGCGGGACCCAATGGGCAGCCCGATAGAAGCCATCACCTGTGAGGTGTTGAACTACAGCACCCTGCCGCAGAAGGTGAAGGATCTACTGGAGGAGGATGACCTGGTGGGTCGCCTGCCGATGGAAGACGATGACCCGCTCAAGGAATACGACAAGACAGTTCGCATCTACACCCATGTGAAGTGGGAGAAGAAGCGTTGCAAGTGGCACCAGGAGGTCAAGGGACGGGTCATCCCTGGCAGTGAAGGCACTGCACCGTTGACCAGCAACCCATGGATGCCATTGCGCATGTCACGGGTGGATGGGCAACCGTATGGCGTGTCCTACGTCGAATCCGCTGCATTGGCTGACCTGCAGACCGCTGATGCACTCAGTCAGGCCGTAGCAGAAGGTTCCCTGGCTTGTGCGTCAGTGCGTTTCCTGGTCAAACCCAGTGGTGTCACCAAGGCCAAGACCTTGGCTGAAGCGGCCAACGGGGCATTTGTTCCTGGTGACGTGAATGACGTGGCACCACTTCAGGTGCTGAAAGCTCAGGACATGGGTGTAGCCATGCAGGGTCTGGCCCGCATTGAAGCTAGGTTGAGCCAAGCGTTCATGCTGGCCGATGTCCGGGACAGCGAAAGGACCACAGCAGAGGAGGTTCGCCTCCAGGCCATCCAGATTGAGAACAGCCTTGGAGCCATCTATTCCATCCTCAGCCAGGAGTTCCAGCAGCCTTATGTCTCCCGAAAGCTGGATCTGCTCGTCCGATCTGGAAGAGTACCCGCCCTACCACCGGAACTCGTCCGTCCAGTGGTCTCAGTTGGTCTCGCGGCTGTGGGCCGTAATAACGACCTGGAAAAAGTCGTCCAGTTCGTCCAGACCATCGGCGGAACTATGCCAGACGCTATACCGCAGTACATCCAACCGGGTGAACTGATCCGGCGATTGGCAAGCAGTTTGGGTATTGATACGCTGAACTTGGTGAAGACCGACGAGCAAATTGCCCAAGAACAGCAACAAGCTCAAGAGATGGCTCTGATGCAACAGGCCATGCAATCACCGATGAATGACCCATCCAAGATCGCCCAAGCTGCGCAAGTAGCTCAGGGCGGAATGGAATCTGCCAACCCTGAAGAGGCTCCTGTATGAACCTTGACACCAGTCTGAATACTGCCGAAGCCGTCCAGGAAGGGATGGTTGCACCTGGCCAGGAAAACCTCCTGGCTGAGTTTGTCCAAGAGCAGGAAGCTGCTCAACGCCAGGATGAAACCGAGAAGCTGCTCGGTAAGTTCAACAGCGCGGAAGACCTGGCTCGGGCCTACCAGGAGCTAGAGAAAAAACTGGGTCAGCGTTCTAAGCCGACCCAGCAGGAGCCCTTGGTTCCTTCCGATGAAAGCGAAGGCGACCCTGAAGGGGAAGAGCCAGAAGGTGAGCCGTCGTATTACGAGATGACGGCGGAAGAGGTTGCCTCCATCAAGGACATGGTGGGTGGTGAGGAGTCGTTCAAGCAGATCAGCCAATGGGCCAGGGACAACCTGCAACCTGATCTGCTGAAGGAGTACAACGACGCCGTCTCCCAAGGCAATGTGGAGGCCATCCGCTGGGCATTGCGTGCCATTGCGGTGCAGGCCGCTGGTCCTGGTCAGGAACCCTTGGTGGAACCTGAACTGGTGGGTGGCGGTAAGGCTGACAGTGCATTGCGGTTTGAATCGCAGGCCCAGGTGCTGGATGCCATGAACAAACGCAATGATCGTGGTCAGCGTCTGTATGACGTTGATGAGGCCTATCGGAACAAAGTGCAGGCTGCGCTGATGCGCTCTGACGTGTTCTGACCTTTACAGGGCCGTATTATTCCGTCAGACACCACCTGTACGGCAGGCCCTTTTAGGAGGACAACCTGCGACTGAGAAGGGAAGGCGGTCTAACCAACCAATCCCTTTGCTTCAACAACAATGGCTACTCCTCCTGATGTAGCGCTGAACCGCTTAGGCCAGATCAAGGGCGATGCCGCGACCTGGGGCCCTGGTGCCGCCGGTCTCGACAAAGACCGCGCCTTGATGCTCAAGCTTGGAGCGGCTGAGGTTCTTGATGCGTTCATGACTGCTTGTCTGTTCAAGGGCAAGACTCGTGAGCGCAACATCCGTGGTGGAAAGAGCGTTGCTTTCCCCATCACGGGCAAAATGGCAGCTCGCTATCACAAGCCTGGTACTCCCATTCTGGGTGAAGGCAATGATCCTTCTGACCTGAATGAGCGGGTTATCAGCCTCGATGCACTGATGATTGCCGATGCGGCGATCTATCAGCTGGACGAGCTGATGACCTACTTCGACATCCGCCAGGTGTACACCACCGAGCTGGGTCGTGCTCTGGCCTATGAGTACGACAAGCGTGTGGCCCGGATGATCTTCGCGGCTGCAAGCAACACCACCGAGCCCCTGGCCAAGGACGGCACTGCCAAGCCCAAAGGCCCCGCTGACAACCGTGGCCGCGTGGGTAAGACCATCACCCTGGGCACCGGCTATACCGGCGCTGGCGCAACCCGTCAGGCCAAGGGTGATGCCCTGGTGGAAGCCATCTTTGATGCGCGTATTGCGTTTGAGAAGAAGGATGTATCCATCGACGACATGTATGCAGTCTTCACCCCTGAGGACTACTACGCCATCACGATGAGTTCCAGGGCCATCAACGCCGACTTTGCGGGCGGTGCATCTAACGGCACCATTGCCGAAGGTCGGACACTGCGAGTTGCTGGTATCCCCATCTACTCCAGCAACCATGTGCAGCAGCCTGCTTACACATTGGTTGCGGGTGATTACAACGCTGACTACGCCCAGGATCTGAGCAAGTGCCACGGTCTGATCTTCAACCGTGAGGCTGTCGGTGTGCTGACTCTGCTGAGCCCCTCTCTGCAGATGACCGGCCCTGAGTTCCGGGTGCAGTATCAGTCGGATCTGCTGGTTGCTCGCCAAGCACTTGGCATGGGCATCCTCCGTGCCGAATCTGCCTGCGCCATCGTCACCGCCTGATCCAGACTGGTTCTGGAATGTTCGGGGTCAGCCACGGCTGGCCCCTTTTTTTGTGGGCTCTACCATTGCGATACAGGGTCGTAGTGGTTTATGGGCTTGCAGAACCAGGGCGTGACGCCCACCAGGACGACGCTCCTGGAGGCCGTGAACGTCTGCCTAGAGAGTATCGGCGAGATGCCTGTCTCCTCGCTGGACAACGAGCAGGTAGCGGAGGCCCGGCTTGCTGAGCGGATGATCCTTGAGGTTCACAAGGAGACGCAGACCAGGGGCTGGGAGTTCAACACCGAATACCAGTACCCGTTCAAGAAGGACAAGATCACCAAGGAAGTGGTGGTGCCAGCCAATGTGGTGCGTTGGACGCCTTGCCACGGGATGGTGGGCCGTGACCTGCAGCTCCGTGGTCAGCGGGTGTATGACCGCGTGGAGCGGACCTACAAGTTCCCGGACACGGTGGAGGAGATCCACGCTGATGTGGTCTGGTTACTGCCGTTCGATGACACGCCTGAACCGTTCAACCGATACGTCTTGATGCGTGCTGGGCGAATGTTCTCAGCCCGGACGCTTGGCGATAGCAATACGGTCCAGTTCAACGCCATGGATGAGCAGGTGGCTTTGAACGACCTGATGTTGATGGAAGCAGAGAACGAGCAATACAACATCCTGACCAGTGGTCCTGGTCTGCGTCCATTCCCGACCTATACGCCTGGGCTTGGTCTGGCCCGGCGTTATGCCGGAGGAGGACTACGTCTTGGCTAAACCACTGGCCTTCACGGTTCCGAACCTGATTCAGGGTGTGAGTCAACAGGCGGATGCACAGCGTGATCCAAGCCAGGGTGAGATCCAGGTCAATGGTTTCTCGTCTGTCGTGTCTGGTTTGCGTAAGCGTGAACCGACCGTGTCTTTGGCAAAGGTCAGCGATACGGACTTTGGCGACATCTTTGTCCATTCGATCCTGAGGGATCAGGCAGAGAAGTACCTAGCGATCATCAGCAAGGATCGCGTTCGGGTGTTTGGCCTGGATGGCAGTGAGAAGACAGTCAATGCCCCGGATGGGTATGGCTATCTGAGCACGGTGACGGACGCCAAGTCGCAGATCCGTGCGGTGAGCATTGCCGACTACACCTTTATCAGTAATACCAAGGCCATCCCGGCGATGGACCCAGCGGTGACGCCGATCACCGCCAGGCCTGCAGCGCATGAGGCATTGGTGTGGGTGCGAGCTGCCAACTACGGGCAGAAGTACAAGGTCACGCTGAACGGCACCACGGTTGAAGTGACGACTGCCGCTGCTGCGGTGATCGTGTCTGGCACCTCGGTGACGGAGAACAAGATCAGCTCTGCTGAGATTGCAGAGCAGATCATGACTGGCTTGGCCAGCGTTACTGGGGTGACGATTGAGCGCTATGGCTCAGTGCTGTGGTTCCGCAGTGCGTCACCGATCACGATTGCAGCCAATGATGCCCGCGCCAATGCAGACATCACGGCCATCACCAGTTCGGTGCAGGCTTTCACGGAACTGCCAACGATTGGCCCAGTTGGCTACCAGGTAGAGATTTCAGGCGACCCTGGCAACCAGTGGGATAACTACTTCGTTGAGTTCAAGCCCAGGGCAGGTCAAGGCACCTTTGGTGAGGGTGCCTGGATTGAATGTGCAGGCAGTGGGTCTGAGTACAAGGTCCAGGCCAACACGATGCCGCATGTTTTGGTGCGTCTAGCGGATGGCACGTTCTATTTCGGGCCACTGGATGGACGGACGATTGGCACCACCAAGATCCGTTCATGGGGTCAGCGCACCGCTGGTGACTACAAGAGCGCAAAGGATCCGAGTTTTATCGGCAAGCCAATCAATGACATCTTCACCTACAGGAACCGGCTGGGTTTCCTGGCGGATGAAAGCATCATCCTGAGTCGTGCTGGCAGCTTCTTTGACTTCTTCCCGGAAACGGTC